TGATCTTCTCCCGGAACAGGCGCTTGGCGTCCGTCAGGGTGTGAGCGATCAGCGCGCACTTGGCAGCCTCGAACAGCGCAGCATCCAGCTGGACGATGCAGACCAGAGTCGTAAACCCCAGCTGACGAGCCTTGAGGATAATGTTTCGGGTGTGCATGCCCTGGAAGTAGTCGATCTGCTCCTGCGTCATGCGGAAGCGGACTTTCTTACCGTTTTTGTCGGTAATGAAGTAGAGATTGTTCAGGCGCCAGAACCGATCCCTGAGCAGCTTCAAGTGCTCGGGCTTCATGTCAGGCTTCCTTCGATAATTCGTCCATCAGCTTGGACAGCTCATCGGCTTCGGTGCCGCCGGCTTTCACGTCCAGGTCGTAGGCTTGGCGCTCAAGGGCAACCAGAGTCTTTAGGGTCTCAGCCAATTCCTTCATGGTCTTGGTCCGGGACGGCAGGCTGGCCATTTTGCTTGCCAGTTCCAGCATCGCCGAATCAACGTCATCGTTGTCCTTCAGCTGGGCAATCAGCTCCTTGAGCGTGCCCTGCTCCTCGGTCAGACCTTCAAGCTCATCCAGCAGCATGTTGGTCAGCCGGCGACCGCGAGAAATGTCGCCTCGGTGAGCCATGCGGACGTTCGCAATGACCTCGGCATTCAGCTCAATGACAGCTCGATCCGTAACAGCTCGTTCCGCTGTTACATCGGCTGTTACAGTTCGCCTTGTTACAAGGTCATTGGCCTTGGCCTTGATCTTGGCCGACAGGTCTTGAACCCATCCAAACTTCTTTGCGCGCCTTGCGATTGCCACATGGTTTGAGCCAGGGCATGCAGCAGCGATCTCTCGCAGTGACAGCACACCGGCCCTGAAGAGCTGTTCAATGCGCTCCCAGTCGGGTTGCTTGTCTGCCATGTGAATTCCTTGGTGTTGGCATCTCGTCAGCGCACTCAGCGAATGCGCTCAGGGGATACGGTCATGAGCTGATAGTGATCGTCGTTACCTTGCCGCCCGAGTAGATGTCGCGCTTCATGGCGGCTCGTACTGCCTCTGCTGCGCTTGCACCCATATCCATTGCTGCCAGGGCATACGGTGCGCCACTACCAATAGCGTCAGGGTTGGACGGATCGAGGTCTTGCTTCCAGATGCCTGTGTCGTCGTCATGACCGACCATCATCAGCTTGCCGCTGTCGACGACGTAGCCTGAACACTCCACAGGGACCAATGAGGGAGTGCCGAAGTAGGCAGCAATCAACGCCTGCTCGTCACACACGGCTCCAGACAGGAAGAAGCTGACCCCATCAACAATCTTGCACTTCTGCGAGGCGTCGGAAACGATTCGGTTGTTGCGGGTCTGTCGACCGTCATAGGCGATCACGCCGTCTTTGTAGGCAACGGTCGTCATACCAGCCACCCGACGACGTGCGAGCCGATCCAGATAGCACCCTCGATCACGACCCAGCCAACTACGGCCGCGACGATGGCGACCACAGTGAAAATTCGCTCAAGCTTGAAGTCCATGCATTCACCCCTTCGATCCGCGCCACGTTTAGCGCATTGTCTTTTCGTAGCGCGACATTAACGAACCAGCCCCATCGCCTTCCGATGCCTGCGCTGTAACCGGCTGATCACGTACAGGACCACGCCGAACATCGCGAGCAGGAAGCCAACCCACAGATGGATCAGGATGTCGGCGTCCATGTCACTTGGTCAGCTTCGGCTGAAGCACGATGCGGGCGAGCATTACCAGCGCACCCAGGATCGCGTAGATACCGGTCGGCAGTGCCGCTTGCAGTGCTGGCAATACCTGCTCAGCCACGCCCAGCGCAGTGATGGCCGCGCCAGCTTGAACGCTGCTCAGCTTCCAGGCGTCTTTCCAGTTTTCGATCAGTTGCATGGTCATCCCACCCGTTTAGTTACGATTTGATCGGCCAGTTGCCGGAACTTGTCCACGCCCAGGAAGCCAACGAGCCCGCCCGCGAAGGTTGCCATGCCCGACGGCAGGCCCAGCCACTCAAGCAGCGGGACCATCGTCAGGGTGGCAAGGCCGCACAGCGACCCCTCAAGGATTGCTTGGCGCGCACCGCCGCCGCCGTAGATCACCCGAAGGGCTGCGACCGTAATGGACAGACCGAAGGCGTACAGGGATGGCCCGATGGCTTGAAGCCAGGCAAGCAGGTCAGGGTTCTTATCGATCATGGGCATTCTCGACGCCCAGGCGGGCCGTGATTAATCCGGCTGCCATGCAGTGCCCCGCCGTAGCGATTAAGGGATGCACAGGCGCCGAAACGAAAAAGGCCCGCCGATATGGCGAGCCCTTGTAATGATGCAGGGATGCTCTCACCCCTGTAGCCGCACCACTTCCTACTTGCCGGCGCGCTCTCCGGCTTTCGCCCCAGGTGTCGGGGTTGTTAATGCAGATGGCAACCCTTTCAGGCCGCTGTCGTGGCGTTTCCCTTCAGTCCCCACGCTGACTGCTATCCCTGCGAAGTTGGCCGGCTTCCGCTACGGTCCTTCCGGGCTTGATTCATCTGCATTGGGGTGCCAGCTCAATCAACGATTAGCCGGGGTGAGAGCGTGGCGTCGACCAAGCTGGCATTCCAATAAAGACGTTTCCGCACATGCGGGCACTGATCTTTGGCGCTGGTTGTTCTCGCAGTCTCTTGCGAGGGACTATATATATTCAAACCCTGAACGCAACAATCTCAGGATGACTAAATAGTCTCTCACTTTCTCATTCTGCACAAGCCTTATTTAGCTTTATTTGGGCTTATGCGGCCAGATCAGCGATCAGCCCTTCGGCGTCCAATACCTCTTGAGCTGCCGACAGCGCCTCGTTCACTTTGTCTTCAAGCGCCTTGCGGATGTTCGATCGCCATCTGTATCTGGTCGGCTCGGGCTTGCCATCATTCCCCCAGTTCGCAAGGTCATACCAAGCGGCCGGCAGGACATTGGTTGAGCGCTTGCCCTCCGCGCCTTCTGGCTGAGGAAATGCCCAGGTCAGCACGGCGCACTCCCTGAACTTCTGCGGGGCTGGCGACTTGACCGACTTGTTCAGGGCCAGAATGGCGGCGTGCTTGCGCTCCTGATGCGTCGAGAACTTTGCCACCAGTGCATTCCAGTGATCGGCGCTCAGCCCCTTGTGAAGCCGGCCGAACACCCAGCAGTCAACGAGCAGCGCCTCATCCTTCCCAATGATCGCCCCCTTCTGCTTGGCGCACTGCACCTTCGGCTCGAAGTCTTGGCCACCGGTGCCGCTCATGGTTTCAGCTGCCAGCGCCCGGACCACTGCTGCGATTACGCTTCTGTAGATCATCTATCACCCCTGATATTCACTTGTTAGAAAACTCTGCTGCCTGGCTCACGCCGAAGCCTCAACCTGATCGTTACGGAAGAACGAGCCGCCGATGCAGTGGATCAGCGTCTGCTTGCCGTTGGCGTAGGTGATGTCGTGCGTCCAGGTCCAGCCTGATGGCGAGTCGGCGTTGTAGCCCATGTTCATCTTGGATGTGGTACCGACCGAGCGGGCGCCGTCGACGATCTCGGCCCCGTGGCTATGACCCTTGACGACCTTGGCGCCGATGTTGGCGAATCCCTTGGTCGAGCCCCGGGCGCCGTTCGGCCCCTTGTGCCCATGGAACGAATACTCGATACCGAAGCGGGAGAACGATTCAGCGGGCTTGAGCCAGCGCAGATTGCCCTGTCGCATCAGCTTGCCCATCCAGTGCTGGAACGGGTCGACATAGCCGCCGTCGTGGATCGCCTGGAGCATGACGGTCTTTGTTTCGTGGTAGACCAGGGCGTTTTCCAGGTCGTTGGCGTGCTCGGCCTTCTCCAGCCACTGCTTGAAGTGGTCGTGGTGGTTCGAGTTGACCATGACCACTTGATCGGCCAGGCCACTGATCTCGTCCAGCACCTTGGCGGTGGCCTGCAATTCCTTGAGCACGCTGGAAGTCCCGCGCATCTGGCGTTCGAACTTCTCGAAGTATTTGCTGTGATGGCTGGCCGATCCGAAGTTGAGCACGTCATGCGCAACAATGGTCTTTGGCTTGAGCATGGTCGCCAGCTCGGCGGTGGCCTTCAGCACGCGGCGCTCTGCAACCTCGGCATGGATGTCGCCCATGGTCAGCGCTTCGGCCCGTGGCGCAGGCTCGACGCCTTTGGTGGTGTACTTGGTTGCCAGGTCGATAAACGATCCATCCTTGAGCGGGCAGATCTGCCGGGTGTGCGCATGGTCACCGCTGACCTCGACCACGCAGGCGCCGAGCGTATGGTGAAACTGGCCCTTGGCACCGGCGTTGGTGTCGCTGTAGTTCTCGACAGTGCAGGCGCCCGTGGTCATGACCAGCTTGGCCGGGCTGCCCATCTTGGACGCGACGGACTTCAGCGCGATCTTGGTGTGACCAAGGATCGCCGAGTCGGTACCGCTCACGGTCAGCCAGCCTTGCAGCGGGTTGATAGCGGTCGGTTGGATCTTGATGTCGGCCAGCACGACCAGGCTCTTGGCAATCCGGGTGCGCTCATGCGTCAGGTACGGGACAAGGCGGTCATCCCACCATTCATCCGTGCCGTCTTCGTTTCGGCTGGTCGGGTTGCGGTACCGCATCGGGATAACGATCAGCTGCGCCCCGCGCAGTGCGCAGTAGAGCTGCAGCGTCTTCATGAACCCGGCGTGCGCCTTGGTGGCGTTTACCGCGGCAGTGACGACGAAGGTCTTGGAGTTGGTGGCGTCGATGGTCTTGGCGGATGCTTGGGCGACTGGGCGTGCCGGGGATTGCGCAAGGCCGGTCAGCTTGGCCTTGCGCGACCAGACGGTACGCTCATTCATGCCGAAGTGCTCAGCAGCCTGCGCCACGGTCATGGTGGCCAGCGCCTCGCGCAATTGATCGTCGGTCGCCTTCGCCTTCATTGGTCAGCACCCGCCAGAGCTTCAGCCTTGAGCGCGGCATAGGCTACGCAGTCTTCGGCGGAATCGGCGTGGTAACTGGCCGGGTTCTGCCACTGGCGCACGTCTTTCAGAACCTGGAGCAGCAACCATCCCTCGGCCTCGGTCAGTGACTGCCCGGTGATGGTGTTGAATGCAGTCACGGCAGTTCCCATGCTGCGCTCGCCTTCCGGCTTGTCGTACTGCTTCCCGCGCTCAAGCATCAGAGCTTGGGCCTTTCCTAGAAATTCGTGCGCCTTCATGGGTCACTCCCTGTTTGTTTGCCTACGCGCGCTATCATAGCTGATCTGGTCCCTCTGTAGGGACCGTAATAATCAGAATGCCATCACTGATTGACTGAGTCACCACGTTTTCATAACATACGCATGCAACTTGAGCCGTAACTAGGGTGGTTACAGGGATCTTCAGATCGCACCCCGCTTCTGATGAAAGTCAGATGGCCCAGTGCCAGGTAACAGCGACCTGCCCTACCGTAAATGCGCGCAATCACGGTAGCTGAGAATCCCACCTCGAGTGGGATTCGACTTTTCTGGGCCATCACTTGTTCTCCCCCGCAAAGCGCATCTGCCGCGCCCGGCTGCACTTCGCATGACTGCCCGAGGCGCGAAACTTTCCGCACTCGGTGCATTTGGTTTTGGTGACGTACCAGGGCGATGGCGCTGGCTGCTGGAACATGGATGGGCGGCGGTTCATGGTTTCACCTTCGGCGCGACGATTGCATGGTGAATCCATAGAAACCCACCGGAGATCAGAAACATCGTCCAGCTGTAGCGGTTAAGATCGACGTCCATGGGGATTCCCATGAACCTCTGGATGCTCTGTAGAGCAGAGAACGATACAGATATGATGATCTGGCACCAGAAAACTACTTTCATGCTGTCGCTCTCTTCAGTTCGCGGGCCAGCGCCCGGTAGTGGGCCTTGATGGCCTTCAGGTCGTCGATGGTGTAGCGCTTTGGCTCATGCGGGCCTTCTAACCAATCGACCTTTTCCTGCCCGATGCGCTTTATCAGCTCGATCCGGTAAGGCCCAAGGTTTCCAGACTTGGCCATGTTGCAATTGCGGTTGCATTGTAAATTTACGTTGAGGGGTTCAAATCTGAGCTCTGGATGCCCTCCGGCAGATCTGAAATGCCCAGCTGCGTACTGGATATCCGCCGTTGTTCCGCACGATATGCATGGAAGGCCTGCATCCCTGGCGCGCACCCAAGCATTGAAAGCGGTCTGCGCCTCACGCATGTACTGACCCTTCGGCTTAATGCGCTCCTTGGCGGCCTTCAGCTCCTTCCGCCCTACATCAGCCAGAGCCTTGCGCGCCTTCTCCTGGTTCACGTCCTTGATGGCCAGGCCGCAGGCGTAGTTGCAGACGGCTTGCCCGAGGCGCTGCGGGACGAATAAGGTTTTGCAGGCTGGGTTCTTACATTTCTTCGGTCGCGGCTGCTTGCGCTCGATCGTCATGCAGCCACCTCGCTCAGCAGATCACCGAAGAACACGCCCTGCGCCGTGAACTCAGCGACAATGCGGTCGGTGTAGGCAATGCCCTGGGCGCGATTGAACAGGCTGGTCACAGGGAAGCCATCTGGCCCTAACAACTTGCAATCACCCATCATGGAAAGCTTTTCCTCGTAGGGCAGATGGCGCATGACTCGGTACCAGGCCTGCTGGAACTCCTGGTCATCGTTGATCAGGATCTGTACGCCGTGGTGCAATTTGCAGTAGCGCCGGGCGTCCGCCGGGTCGCCGATCTGCGTCATCTCGGCAATGCGCTTGTAAAAGCTGAACCACAGCGCGTTTTGATCAAGGGTGCGATCCTTGCCTGGGCGAAGCGACACGACGACGAATTTCTTGTCCCGGAACATTGAGCTGAGCGCTGTGATGGCCTCGGATAGCTTGGCCTGGCAGTTGACACTGATGCGCTCAGCCATGCCTGAACACCTCGTCAAACTTGCGCTTTTGGCGCTGAGCCCGGCCGATCAGATGCCCAAGTGGGAGCTGGATTGCCAGCCAGATAGCGAGCCCGATCATGAGTTGATTGCCTCCACTGCCAGCATTTCCAAGGCTTGAGCCTCTTCCAGGAAATGGTCCTCGGAGTACATAACCGAATCACCCTGAGCCTCGCGTTGCTGATTCGACGCGCGCATACCTTCGACGCGCGCCTGGCAAGCGTAGATTTGGGCCAGAATTCGCAGTTGTTGGTTATTCATCGCAGCCACCCTTCGCAGCCTGATCCCGGTCATAGTCCTGATCGCCGCGCTCGACGCATACGCCGTGGCAGTAGGGCTGATCGCATTCGATGCAGGTCTTTGGCTTGGACGGCGCATTCATCACCCCGGCCTCGACAGCCCGCTCGACCAAACTCAGGCCGCACTCAGGGCAGTCATGGGCGCTGTCCTCGGTTTCGATGTGGCCCCAGCCGCCGCAGGATTCGCATTTGGCCGGCTCTGCGCTGGCGGATAGGGCGGCATCGATCTCTTCCATGAGCGGCACAGGCAGGTCAAAGTCTGCTTCGCCTTCGTTGCAATGCTGCTCACGGACTGCCATCAGGCATCGGCGCAGCAGCGCATCCCGCTCTGCTAGCCTCTTCTCCAGATCCTGGCTCAAGTCGAAGAACGAGCGGCGCGATTGTTCCGTGTTGGCCAGCTGGGCGCGCAGGTCGTCTCGTTCTTTCTGCGCAGCCTCATAGGCCAGCTTCGAGACGTAACCACGATCTGATGGGCGCCCGTAAAGCTTGTCACCGCGACGCAGCGGGCTTCCGTCTTCGCCATACAGGATCTCGATAAACAGCCCATCGTCAGATTCGTCTACGACAGCCAAGGCCGGAGCAGACTCACTGTGTGCACGCGACTCACCGTCCGCACTGTGAGTACCATTATCACCATCCCACTCCAGCGCGCCGGGGATGGTCAGGTGGGCGGGCTGCGCATCCAGAGGACCGAAGCTTGCGAAGCCACCAACGCCCAGGATGCAATCGAGGGTGTCGCTTCCGGTGCCAGGCGCCGAGGCAGGCATCGCGCACTTTCCATTCGGGCAATGACCTTCACCTTCACCTTCGGCGCCGGACTGGATCGCGCATTCGCAGCGGCCGTCATTGCGGCAAATCGTTTTATCGGTCATGGCATCACCACGTAGGCCAAAGCGCCCAAGGAAAGGATGGCGATCACGCCATAGAAAAAAGACTCGAGTCGAAGCTTTCGGATCTCGGTGTTTTCGATGGACAGCCACTGCTCGCGGGTGGCCATGTAGCCAGGATCATCAGGGGTTGCGCGGCGGAACGTGCCAACCTTGAGTGAACCGCCAAGTCCGAGGCAGTTGCGACCGTTGTAGGCGATGCCGTTCAGACCCGTGCCACCAACAATCCCGGCGTATTTCGGGTTGTTGACCATGATGATGTCGCCGACCTTCTGCGAGTAATTTCCGCTCTCGAAGTAGACGTCTTCAGTAGCGATGATCTGGTCACCTGGCTGTAGCTGTAACTGCAATTCCTTGCTCATTTCCTCACCCCGTAACGAACCAAACACTCCAGCGCGTACTGCGCCGGGTAGGACCACTTCGCTTTTCCGTTGAGCCAGTCCGCCAAGGTCCGTGGGGCCACGCCGATTGCTATGGCTGCGCCCCGCTGCGTCCTTGCCGACTGTTCGATCAGGCCTCGGATGTATTCCGGGTCGATCTGTAATTTTGTTGGGTCCAGCTTCATAGCTCGGTCACTTCACCGGATGCGATCTTGTCTTCACAGATTTGCTCGCCGCGATCCTGAGCCTCCTGATCCTCGCCGATGAACATGAAGCCTTCCTCAGGCACTTCCTGGAACTGGGCGTACAGACCCGGACCGCTATGCGCCGAGTTATCGCCAACAACGACCAGGTACAGGTCGTCATAGCTCTCCGGATCGCCAGACGACTCGGCAATTTCAAGCAAAGCCTTCAGCTGAAAGTGCGTAACTGGAATCTTGGTCATTTCGCTTCACCCCTGATCTGTTTGTTTTCTGGTCCCTACACAGGGACCGTAGAGGGACTATATGCAGATTCCGCGAACAACACAAGCGGATTCCGTGCATTCGTGTAATCTGTGAGTCAAATACTCACGGTGAGCCATGTACTCATGAAAAAGATTGGTTTTGTGACGCAGAAAGGCGGGGCGGGGAAGTCGACAAGCGCGGTCACGCTGGCCGGGGCGCTAGCACGAAAGCACCAGGTCGCCCTGGTAGACCTGGACCCACAAGGAAGCATTGCGCGCTGGATCGAGGTCGCTAAGCTGCCGAAGTCGCTGGAGATATTCGCGGCCGACCGGGTGTCGGACCTGAAGGCGCTGGAAGGCTTCGACTACTGCGTGATCGACACGAAGGGCGAGCTGTCAGCCGACGCACTGCCGGCGCTCGACCTGGCGTTGCTGCCATGCCCGCCGAGCCTATTCGACATCTGGTCGGCTGCCGACTCCATCGAGTTGATGAAGGCGCACCAGGCGATCCGGCCAGAGTTCCGGATCGCGCTGTATGTGAACTGCCTGGACATGAACACGATCCTTGGCCGGGAGATCACCGAGGCCCTGAACGGATACGGCCTGCCGGTTGTCCCGGTGCCACTGCGCGACCGGATCGGCTACCCGACCGCCATTGCCCGAGGCAAAACCCCGACAGAAAGCGGCGACAGCGAGATCA